AAATCTGGAACACCTGGCCACCGAGGATGCGCTTTCCGTCTTCGGCAAATTCGGCGATCTCTCCGGTCAGCGCCTTGACCCGGTGCAGGTAGCGCCGGCCGTGGTCATCCTGCAGCACCAGCGCAATGGCCGATACGTCACTACCCAGCTTGGCGGATGATGGGTCCCAGCGAACCGACATGCCGACAATACGCACCGAACCCAGCCACATTGTGGCCGTCTTGTTGGCGTACTTGATGACCGGCTCGACGGCGTAGGGGATGATCTTCGCGGGATCGAGGCGGGTCTCGGTGATCGGTTTGGCTTCGAGCATATATTGCGAATCCCAATAATTCAGCGTGCGGGTCTTCTTCCGGCGCTTGATCACGTCCTCGCGGGTGAAGCGTTCCGGCCAGGCGCAATGCGCGTAGAGGTCGAGCACGGCATTTGGCGGCGCCGTGAAAACCACATCGCCCCCCTCGACGCGATAATCGATCCCCTCTTCCAGCAGCCGGGCGAACTTGTGAATCCCGGTCATCACGTACAGGCCATCATCGCCGACTTCGAACGGGATGCGGTAGCGCAGCGCCCGATCGGTCTGCTCGTATCGGACATGGCTCTCGAACAACGGGATTTTCAACAGGGAAGCCCCACCGGAAACCAGTTCCGGGTAGATCGAATCGTGCGTGTGAGGGGTGCCGATGTAGGTTTCGCGGCCGCCCGGAACCAGAATGAAGGTTGATTCCTGAATCTTCATCCGCAGGTTTTCTCGGGCATCGCTGGTCTTGATGTTCTTCGGTACTTCAACGTCGTCATAGTCAATGTCCCGGGCGCGGGCAGAGGTGACGTTCTGATTCACGCCAACGGCAGTCATGGAAGCGTTTCGCGCATCGGTCGCCCCGGATACCCAGAACATTTGCGCCCCCGGCTTCGTCGGCAGCATCCCACCGCACAGCGGATGCCGGCGCAGCACGTTGATGGTGTCCCGGGTGAGCTTCGTGGCCAGCGGCCCATCGGCCGCCCAGATCAGGGAAATCCAAGAGTTGTCGCAGTAAAGCTGCCAGGCCTTGTACACCGCGTAGATGGTCGACTTCGCCGCTCCCCGGAAAACCATCAGCACGCGAACCGGGTCGGTACAGGTTTCCAGCCAGTGGCAAATGCGGACGTGCAGCGCCGGAACCGTCCATCCCTGCACCTTTGCCCACAGCAGGAAGAACGCGAGGAAGGAGATTCTAGCCCTTGCCATGTACTCGTTTATCGAAAGCCTTCTTGGCCGAGGCGCGCTGCAGACCATCTAGCAGCTTGGCCGCTTCCTTCTCGGCCTGCCTGATCTCGGCATCGAGGCCATCTTCGTCCTCGGTCACATTGGCCGCACCAACGCCGGCCGCGCTGCTCTCCTGAATCACGCCGGTCAGTTGGGTTATTTTGGTGATGACTGACAGCGTAGCGATAGCGTTCTTCTTCGACCAATAGCGGTCGCCGCGCTGCTCTTTGGTCAGTTGCTGCGGATTCCATCCAGAGCCGGGCCAGTTGTCCGGGTCGGCCTCGGCGAGGAACACGTCCGTCAGCTTTTCTGACATGGCTTGCAACTTCTCGTATTGATCTTGGCGCATAGCTCACCTACAACCATTCGGTCGTCAACCGCGTTGAAAGTCTGTTGGCAAACCGAACGATTGCCCGTGCAGCAAACTCACGTTGTTCTGGTGTCATATTCCAACGCGCATAGTCAAAGAAGTCATCGGATAGCGCCTTTAGGGAAATTTGAAGTTCCTTGCAAGCTGTTTTGCCGAGAACGTCATCATCAATAAAAGCATTCGACACCAAGACTAGTTTTTGTTGCTTGCCATCGTTAAACCTCAGATGAGTATCAAGAAAAATTTTCTGCTTTGCCTGTTTCATAAGTATCTCCTTGGATGTTTTAATTCTAGGCCAAGCACGATTACAAATGACTCAGAAAAGGTGGCACTTTTCGTTAGCGCCCTGTAATTGCGCTCATATCCGGCGCCCTGTCTGGCATAGCACTGCCCGGCTGCCAGTAGTAATCGACGTTCCAGTCCTTCATTGCCCGCGAACGCATCCGGGCCAGATAGCCGGGGTTCAGCGCTTCCTGTGCGTTGTGCATAAACCAGTGGTCCCATGCCCCGCGCACTTGCCACAGCCCGACGTAAGGCACCTGAGAGTTACCCCAGCGCAACGCCTCGGCGCCAGCGTGCGTGTCCTTGCCCTTGGCCGCTTCCCACATGTTGGTCAGCATCAGGTCGCCGGCAAGACCAGCCACCGCCCCGCCTGCCGGGCCGAGCAATACCCCGCCCGCCTGCTCGAAGTTGTTGCCGCGTTGCTCGGTCGGGTCTTTGGTCAGGAAGTCGCCAACGTAGCCGAGGCCACCGCCCTGCCCCAGCGCCTTGGACCAGAACTTCGGCTCGGTCATGTCGTAGGGGTCTTTGCCGGCGAGGATTGATTTCTCCTGCAGCACAATGGCCCCGAGCATCATCAGCGATACATTCAGCCCAGCCAGCACCGCCATGCGATTGATCGCCGCGCCGGTCTCGGTCTGCGCGCCAAATCCGGCCGGCGCCCCTTCAAGGCCCTGAGGGGTATCGAACAAGCGGCCCCAGTGCCGGGTAATCATCGCCGTCGGGAATGACTTGAACTGCATGAAGCACCGGGCGCCCTCGCCTTTGAGCGTTCCGGCTGGCATGCCACCCCACGTTGCCGCTGCACGCGTGGCCATGTCCGGATTGATGATCGCGAACTGCGCCTCGTCGGAAACAAAGGCCATCCACTTGGTAGCCGCCTGCTCGGCGCCGTCCGCCTTGGTCCCGACAATCGAATCGCGGGTCAGATACTTGGCCCCGCCGCGCTCGGTCGGGGTGGCCTGGCTGATGATGTTCCAATCTTCCTCAGTGATCCCCTTGCGCGCCATCAGGAAGCGGTCCCACTCGTCGAGCTTGCCCCATGTCTTCCCCAGCTTCTTGGCGAAGCCCTGCATCATCGTGGCCGAGAACGCACCGCGCAGGCCATCGGTCCATGCGTTCATGAACGACAGCTTCATCACCGAGTTGGCGACCTTGCCGGTCAGCGAGTTGGTCATGTGGTCGCCGGTCCAGCGGTTCATGGTGCTGGTCAGCGATTCGGCAATCACGCCATGCGCCTGCAGAAATTCCCGGTGGTCCTTGTCCAACTGCTTGCCGATGTTCTTCAGCATGTCGAAGTACGGCAGCCGGTCGTAGTGCAGCGTGGCGGCGATGGTGCCGACGTCGGTCAATGAAGTGATCACAGCCCCGCCCAGCTTGGCCGCCGTCTGCACGTTTCGGACATTGGCGCCGAAGTGGGCAATCGCCAGATTCTCCGGGCTGCTGGTCTTGCCGCTCAGGATGTCCCAGTACGCTTGCGGCGTGTTGACGAAGGATCGATTCCTGACTGATCCCTTCACGTCTGCCCGCTCGGCAATGTCCGCCTGCACGCGGAAGGTCTGCTCAGGGTTCGGGCCGTAGCGCTCGACCATGCCGATATTGCGGGCCATGGCGCCGATGTGTCCGAGCATCGAGTCGTACAGCGACCCCTCGCCGAAGTCCTGCATGTAGGCCATCCAGGCGTCACCGTCCTTGAAATGCAGCACGCGGGATTCGCTTCCCCGGTTCGCCCGGGCGCCGGCACCCTTGAATTGTCCTGGTGGCGTCTTGTTGGTCCCGTTTTCGGCCAGCGTTTCATGCGCCGCCTTCAGTATCTCGGCTACCTGTGCGTTGTTCATCATCGAGCCGTCTTCGTTCAGGTAGCGGCGCCGATCGAGCATCGGCAGCACCTTGGCCGCGAAGGCATCGGCGGTCACCGATTGCACGCGAACAGAATCGACCGCCTGCCCGATGTAGCCATAATCCAGCTTGCCGACATCGCCGCCGGCCGCGTTGAAGCGCAGGCGCAGCTTTTCGATGGTGTCGAGCCAGGCCCTGGCCCCGGCCTGTGCCACCTTGTTCCCGGTGTGGCCGTCGGCCCCCTTGAAAACTTCGCGCACGACATCAGCCGTCATCGCCGGGTTGTCCAGGTTGAATATCCGCATGCCGAGATTGCGCAGCAGGCCGGTGCCGTCCTTGTTGCTGGCGGCGTCGAGCATGTCACCAAGGCCTGAAACTGCATCGTCGTGCACCGCATGCACATAGTTCTGCGAGTTCTGAATGTCGCGGATCACCGCCTGCGATTGCGTCACCTTCATGGCCGACGTCTTCTTCATGTCTGCAATGCGGCTCTGTGTCTCGGCCACCTTGACCGCCTGCATCCCGGCGAGCATTTCCTTCCGGCTGGCTGCGGCCTCGATGTCCAGCGCGGCCGCCTGTGCTGCTTCGGTCACGCGCTGGTCGGTCGTCTTTGCCCGCCAGCCTTCCGGGTCTTGCCTGGCCAAGTCGCGCATCTTCCCGCTGATCGCGTCGTCGATCGCCTTGATCTTGGACTCCGACAACTTGCGGCCACCCGCCGCCGCTTGTACTTTTTCGATACACTCCGGTCTCATGGATATCCCTTATTTCCTGAAAGTGGTTCTGATCTTCGGCGCACTGCTCGCCGTGATTCCGCTCGCCGGCCTTGCCACCTTCGGCAACTGGCGGCAGGCATGGGCATATTCCAAGCAGTGGGGCATAGTTGTCGGCAGCATGATCGCGCTGGCCGGCTTCATAGCCCTGCTGTTCCAATAGACAGCGCGCACTCGGCCGCCACCTTCAGCAGCGGCGCATCGAGCGCCCCGAAATCCGTTTCTGTTCCGTCCTGTGCTTCCTTCTTGATCGCGGCCAGTTCGTCGGACAGTTTCACCGGCTGGCCGGCGTCGTCCAGGCGGGCGATCAGGTCGGGCTGCTCTTTGGTCAGCGCTTCGACGCGGGCGCGGTAGGCGTCGGGCGCAACACCTTGATTCTGCTCAACTAGGGGAATTTCCCCTGTTTGAGTTGTCAAGGAATCATTGACAACTGGCAGTGGCTCGCCGTCTTTGCTGATTATAGATATGTCTGATTCATCAAAAATGACGTAGTTAAATGAACCTTTTGCATCTGCGCGGCTTGTTCCGTCAAAATACTTAATTCCAGAAATGCCGATTGATTTAAGGTATTTGCTCGCAGCAGCATCGCCTCCCATTGCTTTTGATACCCATCCGTAAATGCCACTTCCAGCAAATTGAAGATCGCTATGTTTGCTGGTTGGCAAACCACGTTCTTCATTCAAAAGATCAACAATGTTGCCAAGCGAGTTAAGCACGCCTTTGGGTTGCTCGTTTAGCTGCTTATCCCACAGAAGCAATGATTCATCTGTTGGAATTTTAACTTTATACAACGAAGGGCTTTTAATCTTGTCTATAGTTTGCTTTATTTCGTCATCCGTTGGAGCAAACACGGAAAACGGGTTATTTTCATCAGTAGATGAACCAATTTGGCTTTCAAGATCAGAAATTGCGGCCTTCTTGTCGCCAGAGTGTTTTTTCATTACTTGGGCCGCAAAAGAACCATAACCAAATGCCAACGTGTCTCTGTACCATTCTGCAATTGATTTGGTTTCTGTGAAATAAAACCCATATCCAAATACAGCATTGCCTTCCCCCGTTCCTATTGAATCTTTTGAAAAAGAATCGAACGAATACGGGGTGCCGTGGTACGCGATTTGACGGTCATATTCATCCCGCGCCACCGTCAGGTTCTGCACCATGGCCGCGTCGATGGCTTCCGGCGTGGCCGCAACGCTGCTTTCCTGCGTCGCTGCTGCATTATCTGCAACCGGCTGGCCGTCTGCCTTCGGCAACGGCTTCGCAAAGCCTCCGCGCTTCGCATACGCCGCGAACCCGGCCGGAAGCAGCGTGGCAACGGTCAGCCCTACCGGGTCGAGCGGGTCGTACTGCTCGGCGATCTTTCCATAGTCGGCATTGCGGAGAATTTCGCGCGTGGCGTACTGCTGGGCCATGAACGATGCGGGGCCGCCAGCTACGACCAGCGCCGCCGTTTGGGCCAGCGTCTTTCCTGCCACCGGGAGCAGCACCCCGGCCGCGTTCATCACGCCGGTCACTGCGCCAACCTTCGTGCGTGTTTCCTGATCCACGCCCTGGGTGGCGAGGTCTTCGGCAGCGGTCAGACCTTCCGACCCGCCGAACACAGCGGCGCCGGCTACCGGCCCGAGAGTGGCAGCTGCGCCGATGGCCTTGGTCAGCCCCTTGGTCAGCCCGAAAACAATGTTCTCGGCAGTGCCGGCGGTCAGCGGATCGGGCCGCAGATCAGCGCCGAACTTGTAGGCCTGCTGGCCTTCATCGGTACGCCAATTGATACCCTCAGATTTCAGCCTGTCCATGGCGTCGACCGTAGCATTCCGGTTCTTGGC